TTCTCAACAAACCGCAGGAGCCGCTGGTTCACAAGGGACAGCATATGCTGGCATCGCTGGGGTACAAAACAATCGTGGCGGTGGCGGTGGCGGTGCTGGCGGTGTCGGTAGCGGAGCAAATGGAGGTGCTGGAATAGCAAACTCCATAACAGGTGTATCAATAACTTATGCAAGCGGTGGTGGCGGCGGTGTTTTTTCTGGCTCTGGTGGGACAGGTGGAACAAACGCTGGCAACGGTGGTTCATATAATACGGTAGATGCAACGAGTGCTGTTGCAAATACTGGGTCTGGCGGTGGTGGTGGTGGTGGGACGCTTTCTGGTAACTTTTATGCATCATTTGCAGGCGCAGGTGGTTCGGGTGTAGTAATTCTTAGTTACCCATCCACTTACACAATAACTATCGGTGCAGGGTTAACGGGCACAACGGCAACAGTCAGTGCAAGCAAGGTAACAACACTTACCGCTGGTACGGGAAACGTGAGTTGGTCATAATGATTATTAACCACAAAATTATTTTAGGAGACATATGCCTTTAGATTTCACAGACTCACCAACTGAAGGTAACACATATAACGCTGCAGGCAAGACTTGGTTGTATAATGGAACATCTTGGACCCTTGTCGGAGTATCGACAGCGGCACCAAGTAACTTTTTTAATCTAGATGGTGGTAAAGCCGCAACAATTTACGGCGGTCTTACCTCTATCAATGGCGGAGGAGCAACAGGCTGATGGCAATACAAATCCAATTACGTCGCGATACAGCCGCCGCTTGGACTGCCGCTAACCCAACTCTTGCTGAAGGCGAAATTGGTTTAGAGACAGACACCACTTTCTACAAGATTGGCACAGGCTCCACGGCTTGGACTGCTTTGGCTTACGGCTCTATTCAAGGCACACTTGCTAACGGCGCTGTAACAGCCGCAAAAATTGCTTCCGATGCTGTAACCACAGTAAAGATTTTAGACGCCAATGTTACGACGGCAAAGATTGCCGACGATGCAGTCACAGCCGCAAAACTTGCCGATACAGCAGTAACTGCTGGGTCATACACAGCAACGAATATCACAGTTGATGCACAGGGTAGAATTACTTCTGCTTCTAACGGAACTGGTTTTGATGCATTTGATGACCAAGTTTTCTTAGCAACACAAATATGGTCTTAAGGAGATAACACATGGCAACATTAAGTAAATTATGTTTACAACCAGCAGGTACTACAGGTACAGGCTTGGGTATCAAAGTTGCCGCCACAGCAACAGCCGGAACGGCAATTCATACTGCGTCGGCTACAGCAACAACGGTTGATGAGATTTGGTTGTATGCAGTCAATACTTCTGCTTCTGCGGTTAAGTTGACGATTGAGTGGGGCGAAGCGACAGCACCTGATGGCAACATTGAATTAACGGTTGCCGCAGAATCAGGTTTGGTTCTTGTTGCCCCAGGACTCCTACTTCAAGGGAACGCTTCTGCAAAAGTCGTGAAGGCTTTCGCCGCAACAACAAACGTAATTGTTCTTCACGGATACGTTAACCGAATTACGGCATAAGGCTTACCTAGATGTCTAGGTTTGATAATCGTTCTAGGGTTTCTACTTATACTCAGTCTTGGGTTAGTGGTGAACCTGATTTCGGTGCGTTTGAATCTATTGCTACCACGACTTTGAGTACTTCTACTGCGACAATTGCTTTCAGTTCCATCCCTGAAACCTATAAACATTTGCAGGTTCGTTATTTAGCAAGAACGGACAGGGCAGCATTTGAAGATATTGTTTTAGTTCGTTTCAATAGTGATACTGGCTCAAACTATTCACGACATTATCTTTACGGAGATGGCGCTTCTTCTGGTTCTGGCGGCGCTGCTTCCCAAACATACATCCTTACAGATGGTTGCACTGGTGCATCAACTACTGCAAGCGTTTTTGGGTGTGGAGTTTTAGATGTTTTTGATTATGCCAACACAAACAAATATAAGACCCTTCGTGGACTAACTGCATATGACAGAAATGGTGGTGGATTAATTGTTGCTAATTCTGGTAACTGGCGTTCAACTTCTGCAATTACCGCAATAACTATTACTTCGTTTAATAGTGCAAACTTCGTGCAATACTCATCGTTTGCTTTGTATGGGGTTAAAGGATAGTTATGGCTGTTTCAGCGTATGAAGTAATCAGTACACAAACATTGGGTACTGCTGTCACTTCGGTAACTTTTAGTTCTATCCCACAGACATACACCGATTTGGTTGTGGTAGCAAACCACGATGTCACTGCGGATGCGGTAACAGGTGTTCAATTCAACGGTGACACTGCATCAAACTATTCTGCAACTTATTTGTGGGGACAAGGTACTGTGGCAAATAGTGGTCGTGAAACTAGTGCTGCTAGTGCTTTTGCTTTCTATGGTTCTGCTGCTAGTGGTTTTGCTCAGGTAATTATTCAAGTAATGAATTACAATAATGCGACAACATACAAATCTTTCATATCTAGAGAAACTGATGCTGCCGTAGAAACTTTAGTAGTTGTTGGATTATGGCGCTCAACTGCTGCTATCACATCTTTGGTTTTGTTGAGGCGTAGTGGAAACTTTGCTACTGGTTCAACATTTACTTTGTATGGCATAAAGGCGGCTGCGTAATGGCTACCTATAATTTGATTTCAACAGTTACGGTAGGTTCAGGCGGTGCAGCCACTATTGCGTTCACTTCTATCCCTGCAACTTACACGGATTTGAAAGTTGTTACATCTTTCAGAGCAACTGGTGCGCGTACTGAAGATGCACTTCTTATTAGATTTAATTCAGATTCTACTGCAGCAAATTACACAATTAAAACACTTCGCGGCAATGGCTCAGCGGCATCATCTGAAAATATAACAAGTGGTTATGCTGGTGCATATGTGGGTGAATTTAATGGGGGCACATCAACTACTAGCACATTTACATCAGGAGAAATTTATGTTCCTAATTACACAAGTGGAAATCAAAAATCTTTTTCATCAGATATAGGGTCAGAAGGAAATCAAACAACTGCGTATCTTCACTTAATCGCAGGAAAATGGAGTGGAACTACATCAATCACCGATATTTTATTTATTGACCACAACGCAAATAACTTTGCACAATACTCATCAGCATCTTTATACGGAATCAAAAACAATTAACAGTTAGGAAAAACTATGGCAACAAAACTAATCATCAATTGCTCAACGGGCGAGCAGACCGAAGTGGAATTAACCGCAGAAGAAGTCGCACAACGAGAGGCTGACGCTGAAGCATTCGCTGAGCAGGAAGCAATTCGTTTCGCTGAAGTTGAGGCTAAAGCATCAGCAAAAGCATCTGCGCAAGCAAAACTTAAGGCACTCGGTTTGTCGGATGCTGAAGTAGAGGCTTTGGTCGGCTAATGGGTGGGAGTCGTACTCGTGTGAGCAAATATGTGGCTCAGACAACTTCGCCTGCGTTAGTTCCTACGGTTGAGTATCTAGTTGTCGCAGGTGGCGGTGCAGGTGGTGGTGGACAGTATCACGGTGGCGGTGGTGGTGCTGGCGGACTACTTATGGGGTCTTGGTCGGCGACACAGGGAAATGCTTATACCGTGGTTGTTGGTAGTGGTGGTGCTGGTGTGGCAAATTATGCAGCAGGGACCAATGGGGGCGCTTCATCTATCGCTGGTTCAGGGCTGACGACCATCACTGCAACTGGTGGCGGTGGCGGTGGTTGCGCTAGTGGTGGTAATGCTGGAAATGGAAATAGTGGTGGTTCTGGTGGTGGCGGTGCGGGTGTTTCTCAAGGTTCTGGAACATCTACTGGCGGAACTGGGACGGTAGGTCAAGGCAATAATGGTGGAACGGTTAATGCTCTAAATACACCCTATCGTGGTGGTGGAGGCGGTGGTGCTGGCGCTGTTGGCGTTGGTGGAAATGGTACACACACTGGCAACGGTGGTGCTGGTTTGACATCAAGTATTACTGGCACATCTGTAACTTATGCGGGTGGCGGTGGTGGTTCATCATACAACAACACAACCACTGGCGATGGTGGCGCTGGTGGCGGTGGAAACGGTGGGGATTCTAGTACTAAAAATCCAACTGCCGGAACAGCAAACACCGGTGGTGGCGGTGGCGGTGCAGAACGATACAGTACCGCAACTAGCGGCGCTGGCGGTTCAGGCATTGTCGTTTTGCGTTACCCAAAAGGCACAGCCTTAGACAATGCAATAGGCGGCACAATAACCGAAAATGCATATTGGCGCATCCATACTTTTACTACTGTCGGTTCGTTTAATTTTCAAACCTAAGTGGGTCGCAATTCAACTAGGTGGCTGAGCCTCTAAAGAACGGCTTGCTCTTAAAAGTTCAATAAATTCCGTATTATCCATAAAGTGTTGAGACACTGAATCTAGATACTCAATATGGGTTTCAAAATCCGCCTTTGCAGATTCTTCTTGTCCATATTGTCTTAGTTCTTTTATTGCGGTGTCTTTGGAAATATAACCCAAACCAGCAAGAACCCAGTTATATATGGGAACGCCCGCGTACCCCATCATCCGGCCTAACTCGTCCTCTAAAATTGCTTTATGTTTTGATGATTCTAAAATTCTTAGGGCTTGTTCTGTACGTCTTTCAGGCTTTGAGATGTCCCTCCAGAACTCGCTGTCGGTTCTTTCGCTTGCGTAATGAACACTAATAAAATCTTTAAACCCGTCATACAAACGACTTATCAATTGATTATAGGAACTTACCGAAGCCCAATTACAGGTTGACTCAATGTCCGATTTGAGGTAGTTGAGAATAAAGTACTGCAGTTGAATCAGGGTTCCATGGATACTTGTTGCTTCAAGTGGTTCAAGAAACGATGAAGATAACCCGATGAATAGGCAGTTATTTTTCCAAACTTCTTTTAATTTGCCAGTGTCAAAATCTATAAATTTAATTGGCTTGATTTCTTGTCCGAGCAAAGTTTCAATTTCTTTTTGTGCGCCTTCTCTGTCCGTGTAATGAGAATCAAAAACATAGCCACATCCCATTCTTTCTTGAGTTGGAACCATCCACATCCACCCAGATTTTTGAGCATAGGCAACTGTTACTGGGTCAATACGAAAACCCTCTTTATGTTCAAGCAAAAAAGGCATAGCAGTATTTACTGGCAAGTATTTTGAGTAGGACTCCCACTCGATGCCCATTTTTTTCGGCAAGATTCTACTGAAGCCAGTAGCGTCAATAAAAAAATCCGAATTAACAACTTGACCAGAATCTAAAGTAACTGACTCAACATCTCCCGATTGGGTTATTGAACAATCGACTATTTTGCCTTCAATGGTCTTAACCGAATTGCATCGTTTTTTAAAATACTGCCCGACTAGGTGTCCATCAAAATGAAGACCATAATGATTGTCGCTAACCAAGTCTTCATCTTTTCTATAAAACGGAGACAACGATTTACTTGTTAAATACCCGTTTTTGCTTGCCATATGTATTGGTATTTCGTTTTTGACGACATGCATCAATGGACGATATGTCCCATATTCAAGTGGTGTAGTGCCGTCAATTGGTGCTATAAATTCGTGATTTAATTCTTTCCAATTAACGTAATGAATAGACAATTTTGGGGTTGCATCTGTTTCTCTAAAAAAATCAGATTCATTGCACCCATAGTCAAAACCGTGATTTTTAAGAATATTCAAGAGCATCCCCGTGCTTGACTCTCCGGCGCCAATTATTCCTACTGCCTTTGATTCAATAAGTGCCACCTCGTGTTCTGGATGTACCTTGCTCACCATAAATGCGGCTAGCCAGCCCGCAGTCCCACCACCCAAAACAGTTATTTTCACAAAATTAGTCTACAATATTGAACCTTTGAGTCTCAGAGAAAGAAAATATGTCATAATTAGCGCATGGCTTTAGCGTTTCCCGCATCCCCAGCAACTGGCGACCGGGTGATTTTGGCTGGTAAGGAATACCAATTTACAAGTCCCAAATGGCGACGTTATAGATCGGTTGTTATTGATGGTGGTTTAAGCACCATAGTAATAACTCTTAACGAAGACACTGTGGACGGAGGAGATTACGATGGCTTTTAAGAGAATTCTTCTACGACGAGACACCTCGTCTAACTGGACATCGGGCAATGCTGTGCTTTCTTCGGGTGAAATTGGCTATGAAACCAACACTGGCAAGTTCAAAATTGGCAACGGTTCTACGGCGTGGACTTCTCTTGGTTATTCAATTGCTTCAAACATTTCGTCGGCTGTTCTTAATGACCTTGGTGATGTAACAATTACTAGTGCCGCTGACGGCGACTTTTTGCGCTGGAACGGTACTGCATGGATTAACGACGCGGTAAACCTTTCAACCGACACAATCGGCTCTTTTGTTCAAAGCCTTGTTGCTGGTACTGGCGTAACGCTTTCAGGGAACTCTGGCGAAAATGCAACACCAACAGTCAACGTAGATACGACAGTTATTCAAGCCAGAGTTGCAGATGTTTCTGATACAGAAATTGGTTATCTGAACGGCGTAACTTCTGCTATTCAAACTCAGATTGACACAAAAGCGCCACTTGCTTCGCCTACTTTTTCGGGAACTGTAACCCTGCCTAGCGGCACCGTCACATCGGCAATGATTGCTGATGGGACTATCGTTAACGCAGACATTAGTTCGTCTGCAGCAATCGCTGACAGCAAACTTGCCACGATTTCTACTGCTAGCAAAGTTTCCAACTCGGCGACTACTGCAACAGATGCAAATACGGCTTCAGCAATTGTTGCTCGTGATGCTTCTGGTAATTTCAGTGCTGGAACTGTTACGGCGGCTCTTTCGGGTAACGCAACAACCGCAACGACTCTTGCTAATGCGCGAAACATTGCTGGTCAGTCTTTCAATGGTTCAGCGAACATTTCTATCGCACCAACAGACTTGACTGGCGTCACTTCAACAGCCGCAGAGATAAACATCCTTGATGGTGCAACTCTTTCCGTGACTGAACTCAACTATGTAGATGGTGTCACTTCTGCAATTCAGACGCAACTGGATGCAAAAGCACCGCTTGCTTCACCAACGTTTACAGGAACAGTAGTTCTTCCAGATAACACGGTTGCTCTTGGCACTAAAACAACTGGAGATTATGTTGCTTCACTTGTTGCAGGCACGGGCGTAACTCTTTCAAATAACTCAGGCGAAACAGCGACACCAACAATCGCTATTGGTCAGGCAGTTGCCACAAACAGTAACGTAACCTTCAATGATTTAACCGTTTCTGGAAACTTGACTGTTTCTGGAACAACAACCTCAATCAACACCGAAACATTGACGGTTGATGACAACATCATTGTCCTCAATAACAATGCGACAGGTGCTCCAAGCGCAAACGCCGGTATTGAAGTTGAGCGTGGTTCGTCCACGAATGTTGTTCTCCGTTGGAACGAAACTGACGATGCATGGGAATTGACGAACGACGGTTCAACTTATTCACAAATTGCAACTGCGTCAAGTGTCTCAAGCGCAACAGCGCTCACCGTAGATAACTTGACGGATGTAGTCATTACTAGTGCTGCCAATAAAGATTTCTTGATGTATAACGGCACCAACTGGGTAGACCAAGCAATCACTCTTGGCACCGACACAACTGGTGACTATGTTGCGACCCTGACCGCAGGTACGGGAATTACTTTAGCCAACAACTCAGGCGAAGGTTCGTCCCCAACAGTCACGGTCGATACGACTGTTATTCAAGCAAAAGTCGCAAACGTAACCGACACAGAAATTGGTTACTTGGATGGCGTGACTAGCGCAATCCAAACTCAGATGGACCTTAAAGCGCCGCTTGCTTCGCCAACATTTACAGGCACTCCAACCCTTCCGACTGGAACAATTGCTACAACACAAGCCGCGGCTGACAGCACGACCGCTGTTGCTACCACTGCTTTTGTTACTACAGCCGACAACTTAAAAGCAAACCTTGCCTCACCAACATTCACCGGTACACCTGCAGCGCCAACGGCGACAGCAGGAACAAGTACGACACAGGTGGCTACTACGGCATTTGTGTTTAGTTCTGTGGATAATGACCAGTTCGTTCTCGCAGGGCAAGTATTCTAGTAACCTTCATACAGGAGATATCACATGGCAACATATAGCAAACAACTTCTTTCAGCAAGCACCGACGGTCGAGCAACCAAGGTTGTCGCAACAGCGATTGGTTCCTCACCAACTCTGATTCATACTGGTCAAACTTCAACAAGTATTTTAGAAGAAGTTTGGATTTACGCACAAAACAACCACACAGCAGATGTTGCTGTACGAATTGGTTTTGGTGGAGTAACAGACCCAGACGACATCATTGAATACACAGTAAAAACCAAAGGCGGCTTGTATCTTGTGGTCCCAGGTTTAATTCTTAAAGGCAACGCAACCCCACTTACGGTTCGAGCAGCAGCAGGAACAGCAAACGTTATTTCGTTGTCAGGATATGTCAACCGAATCACGGCATAAATTATGTCTGAATTTATTAAACGAGGCGCAGTTAGTCAGGCAGTAAGTGGTGGTCCGCTGTCCCCTCGCTCGGGTAGAGGTAATAAAACGGATGGTGTATTTGCGTATTGGTTTGCTCAAGGCAAATCAATTCTTTCTGCCTTCATAGATGCTTTTACTAGAAGTGATAGTGCAAGTGCTATTGGCGCAAATGTTGTTGAATGGATTCCAGAACGTGGAACTTGGGGTATCAATTCAAACGCCGTAACAACGAGCACTGCTGCTGCCTCATACCCGATTGCCACATTTAATGCAGGAACTGTAGCCGCCACAGTCAAGGCAACCCTGCCTGCAGTTAGGTCTGCTGGTGCTGGTGTTGCATTTTGGGTTACGGACGCAAATAACTGGTGGGCTGCAGTTGCTGACAAAGTAGATTTATCGGGCGCACCTTACAATTGCCCAAGTGGTGGTTCAATCACTAGTGGTAGTAATTGTCAATATACCTACGGAGCCGTAGGGGGTGGCCCCTACACTGCGGGTGGCCCATTTGCTTATTGGGCTTGCGGTTCCGGAACAAATTTTGGTAACGGGTGTTGGTATTACGATGGTTATACTTGGGTGCGATTTGGGGACGGTTTTATTGCTTATGGCTATCAGCCCCCATATACACAACCCGCTCCTTATAACTACACCCCAACAACAGTGAACTATACAGGCACTGCTACATCCTTCAATCGTTCTGATTTTAAAATTATTAAAAGCACGGCAGGCACAGTTTCTACTGTTTCAAGCCATACCGTAGCCACCCCAACAGCAACAACATATTTATCCTATATTCAAGCCCAAACCACGGCTAATGGAGTAACAGTTACAGCCGTAGACAGTGGCGCACCAAACACTGTGACTACCGTTAATGTGGCTGCGTCAACCCCTGTCCCTGCTGAAAAGTTTGGCGTAGTATATGCTCCAGCAACCAATTATGCGAGTCCTAAGGTAGAGCAAATTGAGTACACGCCATCATGAGTCTTTTGCTTCGCAACGTTTGGCAATCTGTAAGGAGTGTCCACGTTATTTTAAACTTACTTCAACCTGTAAAGAATGCGGTTGCTTTATGATAGTTAAAGCACAACTATCTTCATCTAGTTGCCCCTTAGGAAAATGGAGCCCACATGGCACACAATAGAACAGTCTCATTTAATACAAATTCAGAAGTCTTGGGTAAAAAAATTTCGTCTCTTTTGTTTTATGTTGATATTGCCAAAGAAAGAATTATTCAAGATAGCGAATATCCGGCTACCAACGATGTAGTCTGCTCGATTGATGAAGCCCGTCATTTGTTGCTTGCATTAAATAACCTTTTCACCGTAGAGCCATCCGAAGTAACTCCAGCAGATAGCCCTTTTGACTTGCTGGAATTTAGCGATACGGTTTCGCAACAGCCTTAAGCCGCCACCGAATTAATTGCCCTGATAGGATGGGCGCTATGGAAGCAAAAATCATTCCAAGCGCAAAAGGACCAGTTGTTCTCTTTGAAGACCTAGTTCTACATATGACCGACATTCAAGGGCTTACGTATGCAGTGAATACGACACCCTTCCTTCTTCAAAACTTAGAAAAATCTTTGATTGACCATTTTGAAACAGTAACGAATTTTGTAAAAGAAAATTTAACTTCCAAAAATCCGCTGCAATCACATTTGGTTATTGACGCAATAGAATCAATGGATGATTTTTTTAAATTTGCCTATAAGGACTATATAGGCTACTTAAGACTTCAGGCAATAGATAAAGAGCCAGACTTGTCAGGGGAGAAATTAGATGCTGCGGTTCGTAGAATTAGCCGAGACGACATCAATCATTTTTACGCGCAAAAAAAATTATGAGAAGAGAACCTTCTGATGTTAGGTACGATAAGCCGGTAGATAATTGCATACCACCGTCTGTTGTTGTTTCTGATGTTTTCACCCAAGATGAATGTCGCAAAATCATAGAACTCGGGAATTCTGAAAAACTAGACGCCGCAAAAGTCAGAGGTGGCACTGTTATGACTCAAATCAGAAGTTCGGAGTTAAGGTTCATTGAACCAGTAAACATGAATGAAGTCGGTTGGATTTTTGAAAGACTTAAAGAAATTATTGACAACGTAAACGACCGAATTTATGAGTATCAATTACACTATTTTACCCCACCTCAATTTACTCACTATAAAGTTGATGATTATTATGACTGGCATATGGATTTACTAATGGGGAGACCATGTGAAGCATTATTTATGAGAAAACTTTCAGCAACGGTATTTTTATCAAGTCCAGAAGATTTTACTGGAGGGGAATTGATGATGGGACGCAATTCTGATGGCAGCCATGAAGAGATAATTGAACCCAAACAAGGGTCTATGGTTTTGTTTCCCTCATTTATTTGGCACAAAGTCAATACCGTAAAATCAGGGGAGCGCTATTCGTTAGTCGTTTGGAGCGAAGGGGATAAATTTAGATGAGTAAAGAACAAGATGAACAGGTTGTCTATTGGGCTCCATGGATAGACAGGTCGACTGGTCAAAGAGAAAATAAATCAACCGTAAGTGAATGGTTATACAAAGAGCCGTCAAATGTGTGGCAAGAGTTGCTAGACAATAAAGACCAAAATATTATTTCTAGCAAACTAACTACTACATACCTGCAGTGCCCAGCAACCAGAGAAGCATTCACCAATGTTTTTGTAGTCAGATGTCCATGTACATCAACCGCAGAAGTATCAATAAAGGAAGATAATCAAATTGAAAAAGTAGAACAAGCATGGACTGGCGTATCTCAGTGTGAGATAAGCATGGCTCATGCACCAACATGTTATGACCAACTTCTTATTATTGTGGGCTATCCATTTATCTTTTTCAGTGAAGAATCGCTTTTTATGAGGTCAACATCGCCATGGTTTCATTCAGCGCCGCATGCCTCTTTGGGCGCAGTTGTCCCTGGTCTTTACGATATTGGGCGTTGGTTTAGACCCTTAAACTTTGAATATAACCTTTGGCCAAGAAATAATAAATTCACAATTATGGAGGGCGAACCAATGGCCTATCTAGAATTTTCAACAAATAAGCCGATTGTTTTTAAAAGATTTGAACTCACACAAAAATTAATTGACCTCGCTTCAGACTCAATTCATACTCGGACAAAGCAAACAAGAGGCCTAAATGGTTTGTGGAATAGATACAAGATGTTTGACGAATCTTATGGTAAAAAAATTATAGTAAAAGAAATTAAATCTAATTTAATATGATTTTTCTTGAACGCTCAGAATTCATTGTTAAAAATCTTCCCGAGATAGAAAACTCTCTAGAATTTGCGCGTTTTAAATTTAAAGACGTGATGGGGACGACCGAATATACAAAAGCATACGGGATTTATAATCTCTTTGCTTTACTCCATTCCGATACCCTTTTTTATCAAATATTCATTGATTTGCGCGAGCGAGTCAGAACTGCTCTAAAACTAGAACCAAATCAGCCTCTCTGGATGCAGGCGTGGATGAATGCCGACAGACCAGAAGGGGTTCTCGATTGGCACGACCATATGTGGCCGTGGCACGGCTATATATCTATTGACCCCAAAAACACGAACACAGTATTTGAAGACAGAGTAGTCAAGAATGTTCCAGGTCAAATTTATTTTGGCGAAGGTCACAATAGACATAAAGTTGAAGTTCTGGAACCATATGAGGGGTTGAGAACAACAATTGGGTTTGATGTAACCAACGTAGTTGGCGAAAGGACAAGGTATGTCAGTTTTATCCCGTTCTAATTCCAAGGAAGAGCAATATACGCAAGGCGAACATGTCGGCGTATGGGACAATTTTTTTACTCCAGAACTATGTAATAAATTTATTGCATTTTACGAATACCGTTCAAAGATTGCGTTTAAACGAAACGACTATACAAAGCAAGACTCATCAGTAAATATCGGCACCGAGGAAGCGATGCGTCAAATCATGGTTGACAGTTCCATGAGTGATGATTTCCTCCCTGAATTTTTAAATAAGTTTTGGGGTACTTGCTATCCGATGTATGTCGAGAAACATCCGCACTTGACGAATGCAGTTTCTTCGCTCGTTATGTCAACGATAAAAATTCAAAAAACATTACCTCAAGAGGGCTATCATGTTTGGCATTGCGAGCAAGCAACCATAGAAACTGGGCGCCGAATGGCGTTTATTATTCTTTACCTCAACGATGTTGAGTCTGGTGGCGAGACAGAGTTTCTTTATCAGTCTGCTCGTGTAGAGGCTTCTCAGGGACGCCTAGTGCTTGCACCAGCCGCCTATACGCACATGCATAGGGGCAACCCACCGCTTACGGGCGCAAAATACATCCTTACTTCGTGGCTGGAGTTTGAGAAGTAGCATTAAATCATATTATGGAAGTCAATTTATGGCACTTCTGCGGAAAACAGATACAAAGCAGAAGGGTGGATAAATAATTTATACGATTCAATTGACAGTAATATATATAT